TTAAGGTAGAGTATCAGGGAACGGATCGTCTGTTATCCAGCTGATAACAGGCATACGCATATAATCAAGGTCGGCGATTGGTACTTTATCCCTAAATCTTAACTCGATATACGCTCTATCACCTATACTAGCAACATACACAGTTGCGATCTCATCACCGTCATCGCTATAGAACGGGAGCATAACAGGGATACCGGTGCGGAAGCCGATTGGAATTTTTGGCGGGGGCAAAATGTCCATTCGTTTAGCGTGGTTTTTTCGCATAAATTTAGGGTTGCTACTCCCGTAAAAAGAGATAGTGTCCCAACGTCCTTTACTGAAAGAACATTCAACTGTATTATTTACTCGTCTTAGATAGATACCGCCCTCTTTAATATTAACAGCCGTACTCATTCGTCTAGAGCCAGTGTCGCCCGATATAACAATCCATTTATTGTTTTGTTTCTGCCACAGATATGCACCTACTCTAGCTCCGTCTGTTGAGTTGTAAAAAGTCCCGTTTGGCTCTCTACCTGTTATCTTTCCGTCTGTTGTATCAGGTTTGTCAGGTCGTCCAGTTCCAGTAATTATCATCGAATTACTGGATTGTGTACTATCAGGAATTTTTTTCTCAACTCGGTTAATCTCACTACCTACAAATTGAGCAAATTCCGTTAATTTTGTATCTAACGCCATTATTGATTGTAACCTCGATTGTAGGCTTCTTTAAGGTTAATTCCATCTAACACTGTAAATTTACCAACAAGAAGTGCTAGTGATTGGTTTGTTTGAGTAACTTTTTGAATTAATTTATTCAAGCCATCCTCACCGGTTTGCATATTTTTGAGCATATCGCCTAATTCTTTGATAGTGTCAATGCTCGCTTCAACCTGCCCACCTAAAAGCTCATTCTTAACATCAGCTTTTGCCTGTGTTAAAAGCTCAATTATTTTCTTAGCGGAGAGTGTAGAACTATCTCCTGTTTCACTATCGTTGATACCTGCACTACTACTTGATAAAGCTGTGATAGATTGCTCAATTCGTTGATCGCACCTACAATCGAACCTTTTTCTGTGGTAGTTAATAATGATAATACACCAATCATTTTAATGATTTCTTTATCTTTTAATCCCACAAATTCAGCAAATTCAGTTAGAGTTTGATTAAAATCAGCTCGTGCCATTATAAAGCTCCTATGTTGTAAAAAGTTTTTAATTCTTCAAGGGTTGGAAATTTAGGGGTAGGCTGATTTAAACTACCAATCAATTTTTCACTAATTCGTACTTTAAATCGAGTTATGTCATTTTTTAATACTACTTTAAAAGGTTTACTCATTTTTCTTCCTCTTTAGTAACGTCAAGTACTACGGTTAATTCTCCTCTAAACATAGTTTTGTATTTGCCGTCAATGATGATTTGACAATCATATACCGCACTTTCCCACTTGATATCCTTTGTCAATTCATGAGAAAAATGGCACAACAACGTGTTATCTTGTACTGTGATTGAGTTATCACTCGTACTTAATTTAAGAGCGACGCCTCTCTCTGGTGCGGCCCACAAATCAATTTGCCGGTTTATTAAACTGAATGGTGTTTCTGTATCGCCATCAACCGTAAAAATGTCAAACGGTACTGTGCGGTCATCTCCACGATAAATAGCAAAATCGATAATAGGGATTTCAAGATTTTCCATTTTTTAATCCTGTAATAAAAACCGAACGATGATTGCTCACAGTGCAGATCAGTGCCATGATTAAGACAACTCTTTTACCTTGCCACCAGCAAACATATATGGATTTACATAACCACTATATGTTTCCGGTACAAAGTCTTCAGGTTGTGCTTTGACTAATTCAGATAACGCCCATTCATACGGGATTTGATCCCACGATGGCACAGCCGAAATTGTGAAGGTATTGACCGATAATGATTCTTTACCTTCTTCTTTTTTCTGTTTAGACACATACGAAGCCATTGTGATAAATGTGCTGTTATTCACATAATCCACTTGCAAGCCTGTTACTACGTGATGATTTGATACTGCACCAGTACGTAGACATTCAGTTTGTTTTTCGATAAATTTCATAATGTTTTCCTTTTTTGTATTGATAATAAAAAAGCCCAAGTATTTCTGCTTGAGCTATTAAGTTAAGCGACTAAGGCAATCAAAGAATCTTGTCCTTGTAGTGCTGTTGCATTATTTGCAGTTATTTTAATCACAACACTTTTACCTGTGATCTTTTTATAACCTGAAATGCTTCCAAACGCAGGAATATCTAGCCAAAATGAGGTTGAGATAACACTAGGTGGAATAGTTCCGCTAGCTTCCCCACTAGCACTGCCACTAACTGTACCACTAGCAGTACCACTAACATCACCCGAAGCATTACCGTTCACTGAACCTGAAATATAGTGGCCATTCGCCATTCCGCCCACATTACCACTAACCATTCCAGATACACGACCTGATACACTACCTGACGCTGTACCTGAAACAGATACGTTTACCGATCCACGTACGGTTGTTGATGGTGTTGTTCCTCGTGCAGTTATTTGTTTATGAGTACCTGAAATGCTTGCTTCAGATACTTTAACTCCGTCAATGTAAATAGCAATCGTACTGGTTTCTGTTGCTCCGGCTTTAAAACTGAATGATGGAATGACAACTGTTCTAGATGATACTTCGCTTGCTGGCACAGTACCTTCAAAGTTATTCCCATTTTTAGTTAGAATAACTGCCTTCACAATATCCCCAAGAATAGTTGAGCCACTAATTACTCCACCTTCAATTCTGCCACCTTTGACAGTAGCTCCTGTAACTGTGCCGCCACTGATATTTGTACCTGAAATATCACTACCTTTAATTGTAGTACCATTTATAGTGTTGCCAGTAATGACTCCACCAGTTATTCGTGGCGCCCTAATTTCTTGGTTAGCTTGGATATGATCACCGCGGATTGTGTTTGCAATGATACTGCCACCGTGTACTTCGGTTACACCTGCGTTTTGCCATGGACTTGGTTCAGTTGTGTATTCTGTGCACTCTTCAAGCATTGGGCGGGCGACTCGTAGATGCTTATTTGATTCATTACTCGTCGCTATAATCCAAAAGATTGGCGTAATCCGTTCTGTGTCACTTGGCGCTTTAAATTTCACAAATGCCCGTTTTGTATAGCCGCCAAGCCCACCATTGAACGAGTAACCTGTAATATTATCGGAAGTAAAATCCTTGTATCCGCCATTTTTAAAATGACATCTTGCAGTTAATTTCGCCATCCCACGATGTATGCCAATATATGCAGATAAGATATACCATTTACCAGCTAGACATGGTACGGATTTCATTGCAACTGTAGCTGATGCTGATGAATCGCCATCTATACTAAAAAGAAGCTGATTTTCATTTGGTAGATAATATGTTAATCCCCAAGCATCATCAGCTTGTTTTGAGCTTGCTCTAAGATTAAGAGCGGTAGAATTGCCCCACCAACTACAGCCGTGTGGCAATCCATCATCTCCCACATTTGCAAATATAGGATTATATAAGAGATTTCCACCGCTACCCGCTGACAACTTATCTCTCGTCACCGACCCAGCTACGACCAAATCACCACGAATACCTACTTGACCATCAGCTACACTAAATACAGGTTTGACATTACCGTCATTCGCATTTGCCACAATTCCGAATTTATCAGCCATAACAATGACCGAGCTTTCTTCTTGATTTGCACCAAGTGCGATACCTGCAACAGCAGTCCGTCCACCAGCAATAGCTTGTGTTTTAATTGTGTGCATCGAGCTAACTTTGCCATTAAGTCCTGCTACAGCACTACTCACCTGTGATACTGTTGATTCTGCTTTGCCAACTTTAGCGGTTAATGCGTTAATTTGTTGTGCATTCGCTTTATCACTTTGCGCTTGAGCTTGTCTTACTTCAGTAATGCCCGATAAAGCTGAGTCCGCCTTAGCTGTCACAGTTTTAATTGTTTCAGCTTGTGCTTGGTCTGCTTTTTCAAGATTTTTAATTGCGGTTCCTGATGATTGAGCTTGTGCAGCTATTTGAGCTAATGCACCTGAGACAGCGGTTTGTCTTGTTTTAGCTTCTTCGCCAACAGCATTATTAATATCGGCTTTAATGGAGTTAATAAGCTCTTGACCAAGTTGTGACTTGGTGATTTTACCTTCCAGCGCATTTAACAAGTTATCAGGATTATGATCTGCTTCACCAAATACTGCTTCGGTAAATTCACCTTTGTTACCTTGTTTATCTACTCCTCGTAAATAAAAGTAATAGCCTGTCGATAAAGGCACACCATTGATAACATAGTTACTTTGAGGATATGGCAAGGTTGCCACTTTCACTGCAGTGCTTATGTCATTTGTATTGCTACGCCAAATCTCAGTGCTAAACCCAGGTGTAAATGTCTTAGGTAAATCCCAATCAAGCTCAATAGCAAACAACAAGGATTTAGTTACGAATCTCGGAATATTTAGATTAATCTCAAATGAGCGTGTTACAGGATCTGACAATTGGCCGCTTTGGTTTTTAGCTCTGATTTCTGCGGTATAACTACCATCAGGCAATCCTTCAAATGATATTTCTGGATTTTTTAAGTTTAGATATGTTTTAAAAACCTTTCCGTTGCGATATAACCGCACTTCATAGGTTAATAAAGTATCTGTTGTGGGTACTGACCAAGTTAGTTTTATACCGTCAGCGCTATAAACCACATCAGCATTAGTTACTTTTGTTAGTCCATTGTGCATTGTTGTAACAACAGGCACAAAACTTGCACTACCATCAACAATCGCTTCTTTTTGCGGTTCATGCTGCAGTGCGGTTATGGTATAACTTCCATCATCGTTTTCAGTAATGCCGAGAGCACGGTAAAGCTGAGTAGATACTTGCGGTGTTTTTAATACCCAATCATCCATTACGTTTAAACCAACAGGATTGGTTTCTAATGTAACAACTGATTTATTTGTATTATCTACATTGATGATTTTGATTTTCACCAACTGCATTTCATCATTGAGATAACTTAAATAGCTATTACCAGTAATTTCTACAGGTTGATCAAGCGTTACTGTCTTTCCGTTTATCGCTACAACGCGTCCACCAAGTGTTTTACCCGCAAAATCATTATCAGCAATTTCAATGATGTCACCTGGCAAATGCAATAATCCTTGGCGGCCTACTACAAAGGTAATAGTACATTGTTCAAGACGAGATGTTTCTAATACCCATTTGCCGTATCGGTGAGCTTGCCCACGACTTGTACAGCCGTAAGCTGTAATTTTCTTAACGTTATAGCCATAGCGAGCAATCATTAAATCATCTGCAACGTACTCAATCGCCTTTTGATAGAAGTTACGTTCATCGGCATATTCAACTTCCACTGCAGTGAAAATTGTCTTTCCTGCTGCGAATTGGCGAGAGAATTTACCATCAACTACATTTGATTGAGTATATAAACAAACTGGATCTGATGTTCTGTCTTGGATAGCTGAAAACTGCGTTCCATTCCACACTGCAATAGAGCGGAAAACAGATGCCATGTCTGATAGCACGTTATAGGCATCACGCTGTTCTGTAATCCATAGATTCGATACCATTCGTGGTTCTTTGCCACCATATCCATCATCGACTAATTCATCACAATATTTTGCGATTTGATACAGCTGAAACTTATCTAATCCGTATTCTCCAATTCGTTTACCTAGTCCAGCCAATGAATTAGTGACTAAGTCGTAAAAAATCCATGCTGGGTTATCCGTCCACTCTTCTTTCCAGTCACCGCGCCAAATACCCGGTGCATACGTTCTTGTTTCAGGATTATATGTACTTGGCACTTTCACCAATCTGCCATAAAGCAATAGATTCACATTAGGGAAATTTGGGTTATAGCGCGAATCCGTTTTAATACCAATTAGTGCCATGTTTGGGTATGACAGTTTGGTATCAATGATTTCTGTATAGCTGACCCAGTGAGTGCCATTCTGTAACCGCTGTGATTTACTATCGGCCGTTAATCTTTTGACTGTAATGGTAAATGGTTTAGGCGGTAAATTATCAATGATATAACTGCGATAAAAACGAGATGATGATTTACCACTAATATTTTTTACTGCGCGGCTTTGCCCGTTGATTAAGATTTCAAGTGAGACTGATGTTCCCTCAGTGTCGCCATTCTCATTTTGAGAAAATAACGCACTTACACCACATGTAATTCTGAGACGTGTCACATCAGGATCAATGACAGTTCTTGTTACAGGGGTAACATTTTTAATTTCAGCACCAACTGATACTTCACGCTCTGACATTTCAAAGCCCTGTAGTGGCATTTGGTCCTGTGTGCCGAGTGTATATGCTATCTCTGTGTTTTTGAAATTGAAACTTGACTCATCATTATCATCAACACCGTTTGCATTTTGGATTGGCGTATTGTCAAAGTAAGTCGATTTCCATTTATTGGCTGGACCTTTGATTGGACCAAGAGAGATTAAACCAATAGCACGTAATCGTTGCGAAGAACGAAGGCTATCAGGTGCTTCATGTGGTGTGCGCGCTGAACCTTGGCTTTTACCGCCCATAAGTACCTCTTTGAAAGAAAACCGCCTATAAGCAGTGCCTATAAGCGGTTAAATTTATTAGTGATATACTGATTTACTACCTAAACATCGTCAAATGTTTCAATTCCTTGAGACACCAGTACAAGACTGGTCATCATCTTGCCGTACAATAACGGAATAGGTCTCCCTTGTGGAGTTAAATTACGAAGATTGCTAAATGATGTACTTTGTTTCTTTTCACCTTCATCAATTTTAGTATTCATATCTGGCGGTCTAGAAAGCAATGTTATTGCGCCACCTAATGCCATGGCTGCACCAGACATACCAAACATTAATGCAGTACCATATCCGACACCATAATATTGGTAACTAATAATACTCGCTGCAATAATTACAATGCCGGCAACAATTTGAAATATTCCCGCACCATTTTTACCAGAGCCAAGAATCACTGGCGTAAAATGCACCGTACAATCATTTTTCAATGAGATAATAGGCGTTGTTTTTAATTGTTCTTCGGATAGATATTTACTGCCAATACGAACTTTATAATAGCCATTTCTCAAATGTTCACGTAAGCCACTAATTTGAGATAACAGTCCACTCATCAACTCTCTGAAATTACTTACTTCAAGTTCAATCGGCTCACGGCCAAATCGTTTAAGATCGCCATAAAATGTAATTTTTGCCATTCTGAATGTCTCCAAATTGAATGCGTTGAATTAAGCCAAAAACCATCATAAGGTACACGTGCAGAGAGACGACTTTCACTATGATGAATCATCATCTGATCACCTAGATACACTCCTGCGTGATTAGCGAAACTTGCACCTACTTTAATTAAAATCACATCGCCAAGCTGCGGTTCTTCATCAAAAGGAATTTTTTCAAATCCACAACGAGCCAAGCCTTCTTCATATAAATTGGAGTGCTCAAACCATTCAAATTCGTAAGTGGATTGATCGGGCAATTCAATACCGGCTAACATATAACAATCAAGAATGATATTTCGGCAATCTTGTTTATTGTTTTCAAATTGACGACCAATCAGCGGTGAAATAGAACGGAACTGTTTAATGTCGTCATCCACCACAAGCCAAAAATCTAACTGTGTTCTAACCTGACATTCTCTGTCAGCAATGGATAAATATGGCAATCCTTTTTCAAAAGCAGAATCAGGGTGAGAATGCACCAGCGCTACAATGACACCACGTTCTTCAGCAAGAAGAAAATCATCTGTCGATATTTCAAAAAAATTAACAGGATCGTGTGAGATATTTTCGCAAGGGATATAAGAGAAACCGTCTTTAAATACAACAAAGCCACAACATTCTTGTGGCTCTGTACTTTTAGCGTGTAACAGTATTTCTTTTTTTAACTTATCCGGAATAATCATGATCAATTCCCATACTGAGTCGTGCTTGGGAAACCGCCAAACGGTAACACCGCATTCTCGCCAAATCTCAATTTACAACCACGGATACAATGCGAGCATTTATCTTTATTACGGTCGTTCGTTGGTTTATCAAATTCATCTGCAACTGGTCCACCTGTATAACCGCATTGTGGCGAACGATATTGCCAAATACAAACATCAGATGTAATCATTAATAGCGGGATTTTTGCATTATCCGTTTCTGCAGGTGATGCCAGTTCAAAAGTAGCTTGTTTATCATCAAGGCTTTTTAATTGCTCAATGATGTAATAACTCACTGCTTCTTGTGTAGGATCTGCTTGAGCGTTTTTGCCACCTTCAAAGTTGCGAGCATCAAGAAACTGCGCATAAACCAATCTACGAGTAACTTTACCGCCAACGCCTTGTCCTAAATTAACCGCAATACCAGTAATGATTCCATATAGGTTAGATACTGTTAATGTTGGGCGAGAACTTGGGCCTTGCCCACTAATTTCAAATCCATCTGCTTTAATTGGATAGGCTTGATACTCATTCCCCTGCCACCAGATATTGGTTCGCCCTTGGTTTAAACCATTGTGGAATCGGTATAATTCACCTGCAGTATTAGAACCATTAGTCGGGGTAATATGACGTAAATCAATATCCCACAATTCAATAAGCGCACCTTGCTCTAATTCAGGCAAAAGTGCGGTCATTTTCTTAGGTAAATTTTTAGGCATTTACACTACCTCTTCGAATTCACAATTAAAGGTTGTGTGAGTCAATCCAATTTGGCGAGGGAACTTAACACAAACAACTTTAACTAATTCCCCATTTAGTGCGACGTCTTTAAAATAAAAAGCACGGACTCCACCGTGCTCTTTCATAAATTGACGAAATTCTGCTGATTGGCTATTTTTCACCTTATAGGTGACGGAATATTTTCTCAAAAGAGCATTAATTCCATCTTCCATTCGTTGCTGATAGCCATTTCCAAAATTAAGCACTTTCCGCTTTGGCTCTTCTTCAACCGTATAACCAGGCTGCGGGCACCAAGGCAATGTTTTTAAAGCCATATCATCTCCTTATCCAAGCATTCCACCTGGACGACGTTGTTTTCTTAACACTTCAAGTACATTTGCTTGGATTGCTAGTGCAAGCTCTTTGCCTTGTTCGGCTTTTTGCTCAGCAGTAACACTTTCATTTCCGTTTTTATCAATATTTATTGTTATTGATACTTCGTTATTAGTTGATGCTCCACCACCGCTAAACAATCCGTCATAACTATCAGATTTGCCACCAACATGACCGCCATTTGCAAATTTAGGGAATCTGCGTTGGTTTAAGGCGTTCATAAATCCAACACCATAGTGATCAACCGTACGGGATGTCATAACAAATTCATTGTTAGATAATCGAGCCAAGATAGAATCACTTGTTCCAGTACCTTCTCCGACAACATGGCCACCCTTAGCAAAACCTACGCTAGTGATTTGAGAGATAACATTAGCACCAGCCGCTGCAACCGCTGCCATATTTGCAAATTTTTGAGCAGGGGTAAATGCGGTGTCATCAGCCATAGCTTGCATTACTGCCTGTGATAATTTTACAGTTGCTTCAGCAATCGCAAATGCTTTAGAGATAGCGAACATTGCTTTATAAGCGGCAGATTGTTTTCCTGCAGACTGTTCAACCATAGATGCAAGAGTGCCAAAAGCGCCCCCCAAATCATTGAGCCCTGTAGCATACGATTCCATTTCCTTTTGGATCTTGTTGTTTTTGTATTTTTCAATGATTTGCTGTTTGCGTTGTTGGAATTCTTCTTCTGTGATTAACTTTTGATCGTTAAATGCTTGGAGCTGAGCAAGCTCTTGCGTTTGTTGATTAATTAGCTCTTGTTGCGGATCATAAAGTGCGCGTAATTGATCTAATGGATTGACTGCACTTTGAGATCTGTTTTGAGCATAATCAAACTTCAATTGCAATTCAGCAGTATTAGCTTCACCACCTGTAAGCTGTCCTGCTTTTTTAAGCTCTTCAACTACCGCTAACTCATCATTTAAGTTCGCACGCAATAATTTCTCAGGCGCATACTTCCCTGCAAGCTCTAACCGTTGACGAGCAAACCGCTCAGTGATAGCTGTTTTTGCTGTTTCATATTCTTGATGAGATACAACACCTTTTTTGTTGTGCTCTTCCAAGCGTTGAAACATTCTTGTTTGTTCCAAGTCAATTTCAGCAAGACTAGAACTACTTTTCTTACGAATTTCATCATAGAAACTTAACCAACTATCTCGAGCATTTTCACCTGATGATTTCCGACCACCTGATTTTTTGTTGCTTTCTTTGATTTGAGTTTCAATTGTTGTCACTTTGGTTTCATCGGAAAACATTTTTTCCAATGTTGCTTTACCGGCTAAAATCTTGTTTAGCGTTTCAAGTGATAACCCAACAGCTTTATCTGCCGCATTAGCTGCAGTAATTGTGCCTGTAGCAATACCAATCAATACTTCGTTGTATTCAGCACCTTCCTTTCCAAGCAATTCATAAAGACCAGCCAACACGTAAGCGGATTTGGCCTGACCTTGCTGTTTGAGTTTTGCGACTTCAAGCCTTTGAGCAAGAGACGTAGATTTCTCTTTCAGCTTTTCCATTGCATCATTCAAATCTAACGTTTTGTCTGCGGCTTTATTTGCACTATTAGCTGTGTCATTAAAGCTTTTCGGTAAGTTAGCTATAATGTTATCTGCAGTTTCAGCTGATACACCAAGCAACTTGAATTTCTGCCGCACTTCATCAACATTTTTACCTGCTCGAAGCATCTTCTCGCCAAGTGGCGAAAGCATTTTTTCAAGTGACTGTCTTGCAATATCGGCATTTTCTTTAATTACTTGAATTTTGTTTTTTAAACTTTCGATTTCGGCATCATTTGCATTTCCACCAACGCTAATACCGTCAAAATCTGCACCGACCTGTTTTGTTGCTATTCCCGCTTTTAATTTTTCAATCTCAGCGTAATATTTTTCTATATCCTCAAGCTGTTTTGTAATTTTAAGAGATAATGCCGCTTCGGTGATTTGATCATAAGATTCGGCTAAAGCTTGGTTAGCAACAGATGTATCTAATGCCCATTGTCTAGCTTCTGCCGCTTGTGAACTGAAAAATAACAATGATGTAGCCGCAATACCGATAACACCAGCTGGGCCACCAAGTAAAGCCATTACACTTTGCAAACCTTTTGCCGCCATAGTTGCAAGATTAGTTGCTGTAGCAAGGTTTCGTTTTGCTGTAGCTTCCGCTTCTGCAAGTGCAATAATTTGAGCAGATTGCACTTTCATTCTTTCACGCAATGCAAATCGAGTTTGTTCAGATTGAGCAAGCTGTAATTTCGCGGTCAAGCTAGACATTTCAAGTTGTGCGGCAACTCGCATTGCTGTCGCTCTTTCATAAATGCTTTTTGCTTCCGCTGTATGGGCTAAAGCATTTTTTGCGCTGATAATGCCTGATTTTGCTAACTCTGCACTGTACTGGCTGATTCTACCAACGGCTAAGGCACCAGTTAAAACAACTGCTGCAGTGATTAATTGATCAAGATTTTTCGAAACAAAATCTACACTCTCGCCAAGTTTTTGTGTGATTCCATAAGTGCGGTCAGCTTCACCGGCATATTTAATAAATGATGTTTCGAGATTGGTGTATGACATCGAGAGTGTTTTTACACGTTTCTCGAAATCACTATCCACAGATGATTTTGCTTTTTCAAGTGCAGTTATCACTTTGTTGATAGATAACTCACCATTTTTACCCATATCTTTAAGTGCGCCAACGCTAACACCTAAACCATCTGCAATAGCTTGTGCTAAAGCCGGTGTTTGTTCCATTACAGAATTAAGTTCAGCGCCGCGCAACTCGCCACTAGCCAAAGCTTGACCGAACTGCATTAATGCCGCTTCTGATGACGCTTGTGCGGCACCTGATAAAGCGACTGCTTTTGATACAGTTTCTGTTAGTTCTACGACTTTTTGCTGACTAATATTTAAAGTATCAGCATTTTTTGCAAAACGTTGATAGATTTGAGCGGTTGCGCCAACAGCTTGATTGGTTCGAGATGATATATCAAACACGCTTTCTGTAGCCTGAGCCATTTCTGTCTGACTATGAGTCACCAGTCTAATACGGTTCTGTAACTCAGTGTAGCTATCCATCATTGCAATAGCTTGCTTTGACAAATCTTGCGCTCTACCTAAATTATCAAGGCGAAAACTCCATTTTGTTGTCGAATTGATGTTATTGGCGGCTTTCTCAATATTATTTAAATATTGTGTAGTGCGTTCTGAGAACTGACGTGCTTTTTCTTGAGCGCGAGAAAAATTAGCTTCAAATTGTCTAGTAAATTTTCGGGTCTGATACTCCGACTTACTCAATCCATTCTGAAATTGGACTGTATCGAGACTTAACCCAATATACAAACTACCGAGTGATGACATATTTTCTCCAGAAATAAAAAAAAGCCCGCATATTGCGAGCTTTCTATACAAACACTAACTATTTATTTAATGATGACGTACTTAACTTCGTTTTCTTTTTCAATTTGCTGTAGCACTTCATTTTCAGTTTTCTTCATAAAGAAAAATGCAGGGCTTTTCCTCAATCTTCATACTGGTGATACAGATACTTTTTGCCCCTTTTTGGGTTAAAGAACAAATCAGTTCTTTTGCTTCATCCAAGTTGAAATTATCCAGAACGGTTTTGAGGTCTGCCAAGAGGCAGGCCTCTGTTTTATTCGGAAAAATACAATCGGCGATCTGCATGAGCTTCTTTCTACTTTCAACGTCCTTTTTTTGAAGGCCGTTATAAAGTTTTCCGTGATCTGCCATAATGGGATCAAAAAAGAGATAACTGCCGTTTTCTTTTTCTTTTTTTGCAAATTGATAAATACGCTCTGCTTGCCTTTCTCCAAGGACAAAGCCGATAAAAAGAGAAGGAAAAGAAAAGCCGAGTTCCTTCCAAACCGCGAGGCTATGAAAGAGGTACTCTGTTGTATCCAGTATTTCCGCCTTTCCGTAATTTAAGGTATTCGATACCAGAGCGGTCGGAAGGGAAAAGACGTCATAATGGAGCTTTTCCAGTACGGCAGAGGCCATTCGTAGTGCTACCGTACCGTAAGAGGGAAAATCGCTTAAGAGTAGGATGGGCGTATTTTTATTCTGAACGAGCATTGCTTTTGATGCGTGCGGTGTCTCATTTGCATTTTTGGGCATGGTTTCTATCTCCGTTTTTAAATCAATATGTGTAGGAAATACAATAAAAATTCCGTGTTTATTCAAGAGTATAGGAAGCTTAAGTCGGTGTAAAGAGGATGACACATTTTTGTGAGGAAAAATACAGAATACGTCTGATAATCTAATGGATTGCAATTTATCAATTATTGGGAAATTGTCTTGAATTCATCATGCAATGTATTGCAAATTTCGTGCAATGTATTTATAATTTCTGTAGACAAATGAAGAAAGGAAAGGAATATATGGCAAAATCAACGACTAATATAAGCATCCGCATGGATAGTGAGTTAAAGGCAGAGGCAGAATCGCTATTCAATGAATTGGGAATGAATCTTACAACAGCTTTTAATATATTTGTTCGGCAATCTCTTCGAGAGGGGGGGATTCCGTTTGATGTGAATCTTCGTGTACCGAATAAAGAGACAATTACTGCTATGACGGAAGCGGAAAGGATAGCGAAAGATCCTACCTTTAAAGGCTATACGGACTTGGATGAATTATTCGCTGATTTAAAAAGATGAAAGAAACTAAACTAACCGTTAAGTTGACAACAACATTTAAAAAAGATTATAAGATGGCAATGAAGAGAGGGCGTAAGTTGGAACTAATAGATAAGGTGATTACGACTCTTGCCTTGGGAGAAAACCTTCCAAATGAAAATCGAGATCATGATTTACATGGAAATTGGAAAGGCTACCGAGAATGTCATATTCAGCCGGATTGGCTTTTGATCTATAAAATAGAGAAAGACATCTTGGTGCTTACTTTGACCAGAACAGGGACGCACAGTGACTTATTCGCAAAGTAA